GTACGTTTCTCCTAATTGATATTTGAAGTATCAGCAGGAAGTTATCCTCTTGGACTTAATCTGGAAGTTTTGCTATACCAATAACTCTGCCAATACAAACTATTTCGCCGTTTTCAGGAAGAATGTCTGGATAATCTGGATTATGTGAAATAAGGCGATTACTACCTTTTTCTTTTATGTAACCCGCACCATTCTGACGGAACAATCCAATTTCACCAACAGGAACATCAGAATCGGTGGCTATATATACAATACTGCCGTCACTAATCGTAGGCTCCATGCTGTGTCCATCAACTTCAACTGCAAAATCCGCTTCATGGGCTTCTGGGGTATCTATTACTTCAATTTCTCTCCATACATCTGAATTGCTCAAATCATATCCACAGCCTGCCGAAGCTTTATTCACGTTAAAGCGCTTGAATGTGATTGTTTTAGACTTGTTTCTATTTGTTTCTGTGCAACGTTTATACTCTATATCTAGTATACTTTCCACAGCCTTTTTACCATGTTCGTCAAGAGCATGGTATTTTTTTGCGATTTCTTTTATTACCATGTCTAGTGGCGAAGTAGACATTGACTCCATTCCTAGATTTGCAGGTTTAAACTGAGTACATGATTCATCAGTGTAAACTGCATAAGTATTTCCTTTGTATGAATCAATAATCAGGTAAAAAGTGTGATCGTCTTCACAGTGAAATTCAATAGCTATTCCGTCACTTTTATAAGTGCCAAAGTCCACAGGTTTTATTCCTATAAAATGCGTATAGTCATAACCGCATACAGGACATTCGATAATATATTCATCATCCAACTCATGTGGTATAAAATTAAGTTTCAAGTCTTCACTTTTCAAGTAATATTCTGGAACATTTAGAAAATCTGCAATTTGAGAAATGTATTTCAGATATGATTGATTTTTACCTGATTTCCATTGTGAGAAAGTACTTTTATCTAAGCCTAAGTAATCTGTAAGTTGTTTTTGCGTGATTTTTTTATAGTTCATCAAATCACAAATCTTGTCTATAATTGACATAACATCAACCTCGCTTTTGTACAAAATGACAAAGTTGAGAAAATATCAAATAAAACCATTGACAATTGAGATTATATCAACTATACTAATCTTAGTTGATATAAATTCAACGATAAAAGGCAACAGCGTTGATAATGTCGGTGGTTTATAATATTTAAACTTTGTTTTCTATATAGTATCATATTTCATCAACTTTGTCAACCCAATTTTATTATGATTGTAGGAGGTGACAAATTATGTTTGATGATTTTAAGCAAAAAGTCAAAATGATTGCGAAATCAAAGTGCTTAACGTATGCTCAAATAGCTGAGAAATCAGGTGTAAAGGAAAGTACAATTAAAGCGTTTATGTGCGGCGCAACTGATAGCAGGCGTGTTGCTGAAAAAATAGCAGATGTCTTGGAAGTAAAAATTGTTTATTGCAATGGTGATTATAGTATCACCGCAGAGAAAGGACAGATGATTAATGAATGAATTAATTAAAATCAGCTATGAAAACGCAGAACACCCAACAGTATCGGGTAGGGAACTACACGAGGCACTTGAAGTCAAGACCGCTTATAAAGACTGGTTTCCGAGAATGTGTGAATACGGATTTACGGAGGGTGAGGATTTCAACCCGCTCAAAAATGAGCAGGTTCGTACTGAGGGAAACAGGCAGGTGAGTCGTGAACTTACCGATCACCAACTTACAATCCCAATGGCAAAAGAGATCTGTATGTTGCAGAGAAGTGAAAAAGGAAAGCAGTTCCGCCAGTACTTCATAAGAGTTGAAGAAGCTTGGAACAGTCCCGAAATGATTATGAAAAGGGCTTTGGAAATTGCTAACGAAAAGGTGAAAGCTCTGCAAGTAAGTGTTTCACAGCTTACTGTTGATAAACAGATAATGCAACCGAAAGCTGATTACTTTGATCGTGGACAGAAATCTGTTAACGGGAATAAGAGAAACAGCTAAGGAACTTAAAGTCAAGCAAAATACTTTTGTGAATTTCCTGCTTGATAAAAAGTATCTTTACAGAGATAAAAAGGGCAAGCTTATGCCATATGCAAAGCCAATGGAGAACGGCTTGTTTGAAATCAAGGAGTTTTCTAATGAGAAAACAGGTTTTTCAAGCACGCAGGTGTTTATTACACCTAAAGGAAAAGAAACGTTTAGGCTGTTATTGCTTTAATGTCACTTGCGGAGATGTTCGACTGTTCGGTTGACTATCTTCTCGGCAAGACAAGAAACCCGACGCCATATCCTAAGGCGTGAGGAAACAAATGATTAAAGAGGGGGTGAGAAAATGGAAAAGAAAATTACTGCTATTCCAAGAGGGTGTGACAGTGCCAGGGTTGAGCAAGTGATCGTAACAAGAGCCTTGAAAGGTGCAGGAACAGAAGATGACCCCTGTAGAGAGGTCATTCAGTATTGGACTCTTGACGGAGAGCTGATTGTAACAAGATCACAATATGAGGAGGGCAAACGTTGAATTTGGAAAAGATAGCGTACTATCTTGGTATTGCGTTGTGTCTAGCGAGTCCGCTTGCGTTTGGCATATGTGCGATAGTAGGGCTTGACAACACAATTCCGTTGTCTCTCATGATAACTAGCAATGTTTGCAGGATATGTTCACTGGAAGCAGAAATGACAGAAAATACAAAGAGGAGGGACAAAGCAATGAAAATGTACAAAGTAACAACAGTAGACCAGTATAGTCGCAGGTGGGTACATACAGTATTTGCCAATAGCAAGCGTGAGGCTATGAAAAAAGTAAGCGTTTTTGTTACGCCGCATGAAACTCTTTTGACAATTGAGGAGGTGGACTAAATGCTCAGGGTGATATCATCGGCAGAGGCAGTTGAGCGGCTCAGAGCAGCAGGGTTCAACACAAATGTGAACAGGCTGAACGCAGGGCTCAGACAGGGCGTGTATCCTTTTGGGTGCGCCATTAAGCTTAACGAATATGTGTACGAGATATACTCAACGCTGCTTGACAAGTGGATAGCAGAGAGATCTGAAAGGACGTGAGAAAATGATAGCCGTACTAGAGATAATCAGATGTGCCGCAGCGGTAGCGCTCGTGGTGGTGCTTGCAATGTATGTAGCATACAGGTGGTATGTAAGCGTAAAAGAAACTGCCTACGAGGAAGCAGAGGAGAGCATTAAGCGTGCAGTGAGAGAAGCAGGCAGACCCATAGTCAAGATCGAAGTTGAAATGAAAGGAAAGTGGTAAAATGGCGTTGATACTGTTGATAACAATAGCCGTGCTTGCAGTGATAGATGTAGTGATATACATAGTACTTGGTGCCATTGAAAAGCACTGGGAGAAAAAGTTTAAGGAGGATAAAGATGATACCGATGATGACAAAAGAGGAGTTTGAAAAGGCGGTAGAGATTTGCACTAGTGCAGATAGAAACTGTGGACAATGTCCGCTTAACAAAAAAATCTATAAATGCGGCGGATATTTTGCCCGCTACATGAAAACCGAGCCTGCACCTGCAGCAACAGGCACAAGCTCGACGAAAAAAGAAAACACTTTTCAAATTGATGATAGCACAAAATCGGATATATGTCAAGCATACAAAACTGCTGATGAAGCTTGCTCAAATATACTTACTGTTTATGAGGGAATGTCAGAATGTGAGCAGAGAGCCTTTGATATCGGAGAGGCATACGGAAAAATATTCAGCACAAGGGATAAGCTTGAAAATATGAGAGGAGCGAACTAAAATGTCAGTAAAAATAAACTCACTTGAATTTGAGAACGTTAAGAAGATAAAAGCCGTGCAGCTTGAGCCTGCAAAGAATGGGCTTACTGTTATCGGCGGTAAGAACAGGCAGGGCAAGACCTCTGTACTTGACGCTATCGCTTGGGCACTTGGGGGAGATAAGTATAAGCCGTCCTCTCCTCAGCGTGAGGGGTCTGTTGTCGAACCGCATTTGAAGATCACCCTCGATAATGGTATCGTGGTGGAGCGTTCGGGCAAGAACAGCTCCCTCAAAGTCACCGACAGCACAGGCAAAAAAGGCGGTCAGCAGCTTTTGAACAGCTTCGTTGAACAGTTCGCACTTGACCTGCCTAAGTTCATAAATCAGTCGAGCAAGGAAAAAGCTTCAACTCTGCTGAAAATAATCGGTGTGGGTGATACGCTCTATCAGTTGGAGCATAAGGAACATTCCCTCTATGACCAGCGTACTGCTATTGGCAGGATAGCTGACCAGAAGTTTAAGTTCGCAAAGGAAATGCCTGTGTACGCAAACGTCCCTGCCGAGCCTGTTTCGGCTTCGGAGCTTATCAGACAGCAGCAGGATATACTTGCTCGCAACGGCGAAAATCAGCGTAAGCGTGACCAGAAAGAATACTACGAAAAGCAGTTGGAGATTGCTAAGTCTGCCTATGAACGTGCAAAAGCAAGCTATGAAGCGGCAGTGAACAACTTCAAGCTTGCAAGCCTTGACGCACAAGACCTTGTGGACGAAAGCACAGCGGAGCTTGAAAAGAATATCTCAGATATCGAGGAGCTGAACAAGAAGATAAGAGCAAACCTCGACAGGGAGAAAGCTGAGATAGACGCTGAGGACTACCGTTCACAGTATACATATCTCACTGAGCAGATAGAGGACGTAAGGCAGGCTAAAACTGACTTGCTCAAAAATGCCGACCTGCCCCTTGAGGGGCTTTCAGTTGAGGACGGAGAGTTGCTGTATAACGGGCATAAGTGGGACAGTATCAGCGGTGCTGAACAGCTTATCGTCGCTACCTCTATCGTAAGAAAACTCAATCCTGACTGCGGTTTTGTCCTGCTGGACAAGCTTGAACAAATGGATACCGACACCCTTGAAGACTTCGGCAAGTGGCTTGAAGCACAGGGCTTGCAGGCGATAGCCACAAGAGTTTCCACAGGTGACGAGTGCAGTATCATTATTGAGGACGGCAGGTCAATGGACAATGATAAGGAAGAAAACACAGAAACGAAAACTTGGAAAGCAGGTGCATTTTAATGTATGAGATAACATCAGGAGTTGTAAGCTCCGCACAGAAAGTCGTGATATATGGTCCTGAGGGCATAGGCAAATCCACTTTGGCGGCTCAATTCCCCGACCCTGTATTTATTGATACTGAGGGCAGCACAAAGAAGCTGAACATCAGACGTTTTCCTAAGCCAACAAGCTGGGAAATGCTCAAAAATGAGGTAAAGGAAGCTATGAACGGCAGGCTCTGCAAGACCCTTGTCATTGATACATTTGATTGGGCTGAACAGCTTTGCATTGAAACGATCTGCTCGGCACATCAGAAGAAAGGCATTGAAGATTTCGGCTACGGCAATGGCTATGTTTACGAAAAAGAGGAGATAGGCAAGTTTCTTAATCTCTTGCAGGAGGTAGTTGACAGCGGTATCAACGTTGTGCTTACGGCTCACGCTCAAATGAGAAAGTTTGAACAGCCTGACGAGCTGGGGGCTTATGACCGTTGGGAGTTAAAGCTCGGCAAGAAAACTTCTTCTCAGATATCGCCTCTTGTGAAAGAATGGGCAGATATGGTGCTGTTTGCAAACTACAAAACATATGCAGTAGCTGTGGATAAGGACGGCAAGAAGTTCAAGGCTCAGGGCGGCGACCGTGTTATGTACACCACACATCACCCTTGCTGGGACGCTAAAAATCGTGACGGACTTCCGTCTGAAATGCCTTTTGAATATAGTGGTATAGCTCACCTGTTTGCGTATACACAGCCTGCTGAAATGCCTAAGCCTGTGCCGATGCCAAGACGTGTGCAAGAGCAGCTTGCACAGCCGAAAGCAGCACCGCAGCCACCTCATAAGACATCAAACGCAGTGACATTGCAGCAGGCTCAGCCGACAGCTGCACCAAAGGCAGAAGAACCTCTTACTGATCTCAGCGGCTTTGAGGACGTTGCACCACCTATCGTTATCCCTGATGGCATACCGAAAGCGCTTGCAGACCTTATGAGAGCCAACAACGTAAGCGAATCGGATATACGTCTTGTGGTATCTCAGAGAAACTATTTCCCTTATGATACTCCTATCACAAACTATCCTGACGACTTCGTGCAGGGCTGTCTGATAGGTGCTTGGGAGCAAATGCTGCCGCTTATCAGGGAAAATCAGAAAGTACCATTTTAAAAGGAGGACAACGCTATGGATAATTTTATGGAATACGGCTGGGAAGATGAGATAGTCAACGAGGGTGGGGACTTTGTCCTGCTCCCTGAGGGGGACTATGACTTCACCGTTGCAAAGTACGAACGTGCAAGGCACGAGGGGTCGGCGAAAGTGCCGCCCTGCAATATGGCAAAGGTCACATTCACCATTTGGGGTGCAGAGGACAGCGTGGAGATAACAGAGAACTTCTTCCTCTGCAATAAGTTTGAGTGGAAACTCTCAGCACTTTTCTTGGCACTGGGACTTAAAAAGCACGGTGAACCGCTGAAAATGAACTGGAACGCTATCACAGGCAAAAAGGGCAAGTGTCACGTCTACGTTGACAACTACAAGAACAAGGACGGCGAGGACAGGCAGTCCAACAAGATAAAGAAACTCTATGCCTATGACGAGAACGTGACTACCGTTCAGCCTGCCAAACAGCAGACGCCACAGTATAGTCAGCCTGCTCAGACAGGTGGCTGGAAAGCCGGTGCGTTCTGATGATGAATTTAAGACCATATCAAAACGAGGCTAAGCTTGCTATACTCGAACAATGGTCTGAGGGAATAAACAAAGTCCTTGCAGTTCTGCCCACAGGAACGGGAAAGACAATACTTTTCTCGGCTGTTACGGAAGAATGTGTGCGGCAGGGTAAGCGTGTGCTTATCCTTGCCCACAGGGGCGAGCTGCTCGACCAGGCGGCGGACAAGCTTATGAAGTCAACAGGGCTTGGCTGTGCCACCGAGAAAGCAGAGCAAAGCTGTTTAGGCTCTTGGTATCGTGTAGTAGTAGGCTCAGTTCAGACCCTTATGCGTGAGAAAAGGCTCAAAGGCTTTTCGGAAAATTACTTCGATACCATAATAATTGACGAGGCTCATCACGCTATCTCAGACGGCTATCAGAGAGTGCTTGACCATTTTCCTGAAGCTCAGGTGCTTGGGGTGACGGCTACACCTGACAGGGGCGATATGAAGAACTTAGGCTCGGTGTTCGACAGTCTTGCATATGAATACACCCTGCCGCAGGCTATCAAAGAGGGCTATCTTTCACCTATCAAGGCTATCACCATACCGCTGAAACTTGACCTTTCAGGAGTATCAACTCAGGCAGGAGATTTCAAGGCAAGTGATATCGACACGGCACTTGACCCATATCTTTATCAGATAGCTGACGAAATGCTCAAATACTGTAAGAAACGCAAGACAGTTGTGTTCCTGCCGCTTGTCAAGACCTCTCAGAAGTTCCGTGATATCCTTATCAGCAAAGGGTTCAACGCCGCTGAGGTCAACGGAGAAAGCACAGACAGAGCGGAGATACTTGAAGCTTTCGACAAGGGCGAATACAATGTGCTGTGCAACTCAATGCTCCTCACAGAGGGGTGGGACTGTCCGTCAGTTGACTGCGTTATCGTGCTAAGACCAACAAAAGTGCGTGGACTTTACTGTCAAATGGTAGGCAGAGGCACAAGACTTTGCGAGGGAAAGACAGAGCTTTTACTGCTCGACTTTCTGTGGCACACAGAACGCCACGAGCTTTGCAGGCCTGCACACCTTATCTGTCAGAATGAAGAGGTCGCTGAGAAAATGACCGAAAACCTTGCCAATGAGGCAGGCTGTGCAGTGGATATCGAAGAGGCAGAAAAACAGGCAAGCGAGGACGTTGTGGCACAGCGTGAAGAGTCTTTGGCAAAGCAGCTCAAAGAAATGAAAACACGCAAGCGAAAGCTCGTTGACCCTTTGCAGTATGAAATGTCAATACAGGCTGAGGACTTGTCCTCTTACGTTCCTGCTTTTGGCTGGGAGTGTGCTCCTGCTACCGACAAGCAGAAAGCAAAGCTTGAAAAGCTGGGCATTTTCCCTGACGATATAGACAACGCAGGCAAGGCAAAGCTTATCCTTGACCGACTTGAAAAACGCCGCAATGCAGGACTTACCACACCAAAGCAGATAAGGCTGCTTGAAAGCAAGGGTTTTGAACACGTCGGCTCGTGGAACTTTGACAGCGCAAGCAGGATGATAGCACGTATCTCTGCCAATGGTTGGAGAGTGCCGAGAGATATCGACCCGAAAACATACACACCTGAGAACTAAGGAGAAGTGAATGGATAACACAAATTTGCTTAAAATGCTTGAATACATAGACCCTGCAAGCTGTGATTATCAGGAATGGGTCAACGTGGGAATGGCTCTCAAGCACGAGGGCTATTCCGTGAACGATTGGGACAGTTGGTCGAGGTCAGACAGCCGTTATCACAGTGGTGAGTGCGAACACAAGTGGCAAGGCTTTAACGGCAATGCTCAGCCCGTGACCGCAGGAACTATCGTGCAAATGGCAAAGGAAAGAGGATACAGCCCCCATGAGTTTAAGGCATACGATTGGGACGGCGAGATAGTTGCAGAAGAAAGCAGCCCCCTTGTAAACGGCGGTGAGGGCATACCGATCACCGAGCCTGCTCAATGGGATCCTGTCAAGGAGATAGTCACATATCTTGAAACACTCTTTGAAGCAGGAGAGAACGTGGGCTATGTTACGCAAACGTGGGAAACAGAAAAGGACGGCAAGACCAAGTATCTGCCCACAAAGGGCTACTGTGACAGGACGGCAGGGGAACTTATCAAGAGGCTTGGCGAATGTAACGGCGACATTGGTGCGGTGTTTGGCGACTACAAGGAAGAAGCCGGAGCGTGGATCCGCTTCAATCCTCTTGACGGCAAGGGCGTAAAGAACGAGAATGTAACAGACTACCGCTATGCTCTTGTTGAAAGCGACTCTATGCCTATAGAACAGCAGAACGCCGTGATGAGAGAACTTGAACTTCCTATCGCTGTGCTTGTATACAGCGGCGGAAAGAGCGTTCACGCTATCGTCAAGATAGACGCTCCCAACTATGATGAATACCGCAGGCGTGTTGATTTTCTTTACAAGGTCTGCAAGGAAAGCGGTCTTGACATAGATAAACAAAACCGCAATCCCTCACGTCTTAGCCGTATGCCAGGCGTTATGAGGAACGGCAAGAAACAGTTCATCATTGACAAGAACATAGGCAAAGAAAGCTTTTCAGAATGGAAAGATTACATAGAAAGTATCAATGACGATCTCCCTGACCCTGAGAGCCTGAGTGCTGAGTGGGATAACCTGCCTGAGCTTGCACCACCACTTATTGACGGTGTTCTCAGACAGGGTCACAAAATGCTCATTGCAGGTCCGTCAAAGGCAGGCAAGTCTTATGCGCTTATCGAAATGTGCGTGGCGATAGCTGAGGGGGTCAAGTGGTTTGGCTGGCAATGCACCAAAGGAAAGATACTATACGTCAACCTAGAGCTTGACAGAGCATCTTGTCTGCACCGTTTCAAGGACGTGTACACCGCAATGCACCTAGAGCCTGAAAACCTCAGTAGCATAGACATATGGAACTTGCGAGGTCACAGCGTACCAATGGACAAGCTTGCACCAAAGCTTATACGCCGAGCAAGCAAGAAGAATTACATTGCTGTAATAATAGACCCTATCTACAAGGTCATAACAGGCGACGAGAACTCAGCAGACCAAATGGCGCACTTCTGCAACCAGTTTGACAAGGTATGCACAGAGCTTGGCTGTGCGGTCATATACTGCCACCACCACTCAAAGGGAGCGCAGGGCGGTAAGCGTTCAATGGACAGAGCCAGCGGTTCAGGAGTATTCGCCCGTGACCCTGACGCACTTCTTGACCTTTCAGAGCTTGACATCTCAGACAGCCTTTACAAACAGCAGGAGGACGAAACTGTTTGCCGTATCTGTGAGAACTGGATGAGGAGATTTTACAGAAATACTGATGACCTTTGTTCACAGGACGATCTTGTTACGCCGTCAAAAATGCTTGAGATAACGCACAAGTACCTGCACCCGAACTCATACAAGCTTATGATGGCCGACATAGACAAGGCTAAGCTTGCGGTAAGAAACCGCACGGCATGGCGTATAGAGGGTACTCTGAGAGAGTTCCCGAAGTTTGCTCCCCTCGATATGTGGTTTGATTATCCTGTTCACAGAGAGGATACTGTGGGCGTGCTTAAAGACTGCGAGGTAGAGGACATCTCACCGAATTGGAAAAAGAATTTCAGCAAGAAGAAAACCAATGAAGACCGCAGCAAGGAGCGCAAGGAGAGCATTGAAACAGCTTTCAGCGGTGTGCAGGAGAACGGCAAGTGCCGCATTTCTGAGCTGGCGGAGTACATAGGAAAGAGCGAAAAGACCGTTGGAAGATACCTCAAAGAGCATGGTGGCTTTTGGATAGAAGAGGGAGAATGTGGCTTAAAAGCTCAGTAGACAGACAAGACAAAATCGAATTTTTGAACTTTAGACAGACAGGAAAAAATCGAAAAGTGTCAGGGACAAAATCGAACTTTTTTTCTTGTCGGACAATATCGAAAATTACCGAGTTTGTCGGACGGACAGACAAATCTATTATTATAAACAATACTTTTTGTCGGGGGCTTGAAACTGCCCCGACGAAAAAGTAATCAGAATAATGACGCACGAGAGGAGCACACGCAGATGAAAGCAACAAGAAGTAAGGCAAGGCAAGACGTTGTTAATGCAGCTAAGAAAATGCCACCGCTTTTTCATAAGCTGCCTAATGAAGATTTCGACTATCGAAAATCACGCACGCTTTGGTGGCTCGTGAAACAGCCGCAGGTACTCAAATACATTTGGGATATGGTCAAACAGTCGGGAGCATTGGTGTATGATGACAAGTCACACAAGTGGCACGGAGTAGATTTCAAATGCGAGGAGGAAGATGATGACTGAATTTTTTATGGCGATGATACCGCCGACGGCTACAGCACAGGAACACAAGGTGGCGGTAAGAAACGGCAAGCCAATATTTTATGATCCACCCGAAGTCAAGGAGGCAAAAGAAAAGCTCACGGCAAACCTTGCAAGGCACAGACCGCCTGAGAAGTACATCTGTGGGATAAGGCTGATAACAAAGTGGTTGTTCCCAAATGACGGCAAGCACAAGGACGGAGAGTACAAGACCAGCAAGCCTGACACAGACAACCTGCAGAAGATGTTCAAGGACTGTATGACAAAGCTTGATTTCTGGACAGACGACCAGCTTGTGGCGAGTGAGATATGCGAAAAGTTCTGGGCGGACATACCTGGCATTTATGTGAGGATAGAGGAGCTATGACGATACACGAGGTAAAGAAAAGTCTTGGACGCAGGGTGAGCTACAACGGCTCTGACTGCTACGAGCTGACAGGGTGTATTATCCGCAAGAACAGTAAGACAGGTCAGTTCTTCTATCAGGCAGAGATCGCTGACAAGACTTGTGGCAACACGTTGGTGTATTGTAGGCTGGAAGAGTTGAGGTGTGAGAATGAAACACGCTGACCACACCCTTTGCTGGCACTGTCGCCACGCAGTACCGACAAAGGATAAGATAACAGGAGAATACCTTACAGGCTGTGCATGGTCCATAGACCGCAAACCGGTTGAGGGTTGGAGGACGTGTCAGCACAGAATGTACGAGGCGCAAAAGGGCGGCATGATACATTCGTATACTGTGACTGAGTGTCCTGAATTTGAGGAGGGATAAGAGTGAAAAGCTATGAGGAGCGTACCAAAGACAATGAACAGAAGATAACAGCTTTCCAAACTAAGCAGAAAATGCCGTATGAGTTCAAGGTCAAATACGCTGAGGTCAGAGTAAGGGAGTTCATTCGTGAATGTGACAAAAGAAATCTGAATACGCACATATCGGTAGGCGGACTTGACAGCATAACGCTTTTGAAATTTATACATGATTACTGTGGTTTCAGTTATGTTCCAGGTGTATCGGTATCTAGTCTTGAAGACAAATCTATTCAGCAGATACACGAGCAACTTGGAGTGATAAAGTTAAGCCCATACAAGTCAAAAATAGATATCATACGGGAATATGGTTTTCCTGTACTATCAAAAGAAACAGCCGCAAAAATAGAACTGCTTGCACACCCTACGGACAAGAACAAGACAGTTCGTCACGCTATCATAACGGGTGAAACGGGAGAGTATGGCGGTTTTCGCAAGCATACAAGAATGCAGCTTTCTCAGCGCTGGCTTGAACTGTTTGGCGGTTACGAAAATGAAAACGAGGGTGTTGACTACAAGATACCGCCGTTTAAGGTATCATCACAATGCTGTTTCTGGATGAAAGAAAAGCCGTGTGATGATTGGGCAAAGCAACACAAGAGTGTGCCGTTCTTAGGACTTATGGCAAGTGAGGGTGGCAGACGTGAAAAATCGCTAATGCTTAACGGCTGCAATTACTTTGGCAAAAGCACGATACGTTCAGCGCCATTTGCCATATTTACAAGGCAGGACTTGCTACAACTTGCACTTGACCTGAATGTGCCTGTGCCTACAATCTATGGCGAGATAAAACGTGACTTTGACGGAAAGCTTTGCACAACAAAAGCTCAGCGTACAGGCTGTTCAATGTGCGGCTTCGGCATACATATGGAACAGCGCCCTCACCGATTTGACAGGCTTCGTGAAAGAAATGAAAAAGAGTGGGATTTCTGGATGAACAAGTGTTGTGAAGATGCTGACGGCACAAAGTACGGCTGGGGAAGAGTTCTTGACTATATCGGCGTTGAATGGCGTGACAGAGTATTTGACATGAAAAATAACCAGCTTAGCTTGTTGGATATTGAGGAGGGATAGCCTATGGAAAGAAACGACCCTATGACCATGTCACGCCTGAAAGCCTACCGCAGGAACGCCTCAGCCATTGAGGACATCAAGGCAGAGCTTTCAGGCAAGTACGTTGCCGACAGTATCAGCGTATGCACTCCGCCGTCCTACACACCACACAGCACACGCATAGACGGCTTTCTGCCAAGCGGCGATACACTTTCATTGCTGTGCGAACAGGCACGGCTAGAGCGTGAGCAGAGAGCTGTGGAGGAGTTTATCAAGGGGATAGAGGACTATCAGACACGGCGAATGTTCGTGCTGAAATTCATCAAGGGTAAGACGTACTTGCAGATAGCTATGCAGGTTAGTGGTGGAAGAATGTCAGAGAGCGGAGTGCGAATGAAAATCCAAAGATATTTGCAAGAAAAGTGAAAATTGTGCGGTTTGTGCGTTTTAGGTGTGTTATAATTTAAACTGAGGAAAGTGTAGATGTACCTCAGACTTGTACTTTCATTGAAGTCACCTCCAATTTTCTAAGCCCCGTAAGGGGCTATGCAGAACGTGAGTGCATGAGCTTGCGGTTTGCCCATACGGTCAGTTGGTTGCCCGTAAAAGCCAACACATAATATTTGAACCGCCGCCAAGCCGTGAACTATATTCTAGAGCTTCGGGCGGTGTATGCAGGTTGAGAGCGCACGAACTTAAAGCCTGCACCAGTGAAACTACTCCGCATAGTCATGAATATGTGTTGCTGTAAGTGTAATCGGAGTTAATGGCTTACAGGACAGCCTGACGTTAACGGGACCTAGCCGCAAGGGCTGAGCAGGCAGCGGCAAGAATGCAGGTCGAGAGCGTGCCAGCTCAACATCTGCTCCACCATTTACAAAACTCCTTAAATTATTTTCACGAAGGCGGCTGCATTTTGCGGTCGCTTTTGCGTTGAGAAGGTGACCTTATGCCAATACCAAGACCAGACCGAAGCGGTTCACACCAACAGCAGTTCCGCATCAACAAGAAGAAGATATACGCTACCCAAACAGTTTGCGGTATCTGTGGTAAGCCTGTTGATTTTTCATTGAAATATCCGCACCCACTGTCAGCTTGCATAGATCATATCATACCCATTGCCAAAGGCGGTCATCCTTCGGACATTTCAAACTTGCAGTTGGCACATTGGTGTTGTAATCGCCAGAAATCTGACAAATTGGTGGAAAAACAGGTGTTTGATCAGTCTCTCGACCTGATTTCCAACCGAATTTTACCACAATGCTACGATTGGAAGAATTTTTAACAAATTATTGACAATATGGGGGGTATGCCCCCTTTTGAGGTCAAAAAAGACCTTCACCGCCGCACTGCTTATATTTCTCGCAGGATTGAAATAACTGGAAAGGATATACAAGATGAGCGAATACAAAGGCATGGCATATTTGAAAAAGAAGCTTTCTTCAAAGGCTTCAAGGGTCAATGTGCGCTATAACTACTATCACATGAAGAACGGCCTTACTGACATGGGCAAAATGATACCACCAAGCTATAACTGGATGCGTCCTGTGCTAGGCTGGTGTGCAAAGGCTGTTGATACCCTTGCGGACAGAATAGTATTTGACAGCTTCGAGGACAACAGTTTTTACGTCAACGAGATATTTGACAACAATAATCGTGACGTGTTTTTTGATTCTGCTATTCTCTCAGCGTTGGTGTCCTCTTGTTGTTTTGTGTATATCTCGGCTGATGAAACAGGCTATCCACGCTTACAGGTCATTGACGGCAGTAATGCTACTGGCATTATCGACCCTATCACGAATATGCTCCGTGAGGGCTATGCAGTGCTTGACAGGGATAGCGATTTCAACCCCACTATCGAAGCCTACTTCACAGCCGAACAGACAGAGATATATCGCAGAGGCTATGATGTTGAGATCTATGACAATCCTGCGCCTTACCCTCTGCTTGTGCCTATCATATACCGCCCTGACGCCGTTCGCCCTTTCGGTCACAGCAGGATATCAAGGGCGTGCATGGAGCTTGTGCAGGAGGCTATGAGAACACTCAGGCGGTCGGAAGTATCAGCCGAGTTTTACAGTTTCCCACAAAAATATATACTTGGTCTTTCGGATGATGCCGAGAAAATGGACAAATGGGGTGCAACAATGTCCTCACTGCTGACTATCACCAAAGATGATGACGGCGGCAATCCTACTGTCGGACAGTTTCAGCAGCAGTCCATGTCGCCATACTCTGAACAGCTTAAATCTATAGCTTCGCTGTTTGCCGGAGAAACAGGGCTGACCCTTGATGACTTGGGCTTTGCGACATCCAATCCTGCCAGCTGTGAAGCAATCAGAGCGGCACACGAAAATCTTAGGCTTACCGCACGCAAGGCTCAGAGAACGTTTGGCAGTGGTTTCCTTAACGTGGCTTATCTCGCCGCCTGCGTTCGTGATAACACAGCCTATATGCGCTATGCTTTCAGTGACATCAGACCGCAGTGGCTTCCCATTTTTGAACCTGACTCTGCCGCACTCTCGGGTGTGGGCGACGCTATTTTGAAAATAAATCAGGCTGTTCCTGACTATCTAGGCGCAAAGGGCATCCGTCAGCTCACGGGCATAGAGGGCGAAAACAATGGCTGATATCGGTGCAGAACTGCTTGAAAAAATCCGTGATGAGTTTCAAAAGACGTGCAAGGCTGATAAGTACATTCAATCTGTTTTGAAGAAAATAGAGGGTGGTACTGCGAAAATGGAAGAAGTCGCCCTGCTTTCAAAACAGCTCGGGTTTAGAGTCTCTCAGGCTATCGGTGCACACGTCAACGTAGCGGCCTTACCTGACGGCAAAATGTACTACAACATCGCCGATACCATACTCACGGGCGTGCTCAAGGACAACTACGATGTTATAAACTCCGCTGCCGCAGAATGCCAAAAGGCACTTGACAAAACGGCGGGCATAAACATCACACCTCAGCAGGCTGCTTTTCCTACCGAGCGTGTGCAGGCGGTAGTCAATGCGGCTTCTGTACCGGATATTGCAGAAAAAGTGATGATACGGCGAATGACAGCTCCGGCGCAGAACATCACCGAGAGTTTTTACAACGATTATGTTCAAAAAAACGTGAAGTTTCGTTCTGATGCAGGACTGGACTGCTACATCATTCGCAACGATCATGGTGGCTGCTGTAAGTGGTGTTCAAAGCTTGCAGGTAAATATCACTATCCCGAAGATGTCCCCAAAGACGTTTACCGCAGGCATGATAACTGCGGCTGTACTGTTACATACCTCAACGGCAGAAATGCACAAAACGTGTGGAGCAAGAACAGGTGGAACATCTCAGATGAAGAGCTTGAGCAGATGAAGAAAGCCGGTTCAAAACAACCTGTGAGGCTTGACAAACGTGGCATAAGTGGTATAATGAAGGAAAATAGCAGTATGGCTAAATTCATTCCTGCTGATACCATTGAAAATGCCAAGGAATATACACTAAAATTTGCCGACAAAGTTAACGTGAAAAATGTCAAAAATCTCAATTCACTTAATACGGTGAATGAAACATTAACTGACTTAACTGCAAAATACCCCGTTGATAAGTTACAAGATATAAATTGTTCGTCAACACTAAAAAAAGCAAACGCTCGAGCAAATGGTGGAGGCTTAGATATAAGCACTAAATATCTTAACGAACCACCAGCAATGGTTACCGATTGGAAAACAAGGAATGAGCAATTTGCCAAGCTTATTCCTGAATATCAAGCAGCAATAAGCAGTGGCAAATATAGTGCTGCACAGGTCAGAAAATTAAAGAAAGACCTTGCTCAAATAGAAGAAGGCATAAAATATAGCCGGTGGAGTATGTCAAGTACATTCAGTGGCACAAATGCGGTAAAAGCAACAGTAGCACATGAATATGGGCACATTATTGCAGATCAATATTTCGGACAAATTAACAGAGGTCTGTATTGTAAAAATTATGGTGATCCAAGAAGTGTGAGAATAAAAAGCATGGTTGATGATGCTTTTCGCAAGGCAAAGCAGACAGGCGATATTTATAGCATTTCGCAGTATGCAAGCACGGACAGTCACGAGTTTTTTGCAGAATGTTTTTGTGCACATTACCACGGAGAAGAATTTCCTGATTATATTGAGCAAATGTTAAAGGAGGCATTGACAAAATGAAACAATGTAAAAATTGCATTTCTTATGATGCTGAAATGGAAGCACTTCGTCAAAGCGGCGATGATGTTATTATTGTCGGGCATGAAAATGACGAAGAAAAAAATTATTGTTTCACATATCCAGAGGGCATACCGTTAGAAATAGCAAAAGACAGGTGTGCTTGTGAATTAAAAATTTCTAAAGAAGATTTTAAAAACAATAATGCTTGACCGCTCCGCTACGGCGAGGCGGTATTTTTATACCCAAAATCAGAAAGGACGGATATTATGAAGCTTAAAGACACAGCAAAACTTATGGAGAGCGGCGATTACAAGGACAGATTTAAAGCAGAATATTATCAGCTAAAGATAAGATTGAATGGTCTCTCTGAAATGCTGAAAAAGTATAAGGCAGGCACATTGCCTTTTAAACCGACTTGTGAATATGAAACGTTGTATAAACAGTATGTTCATATGGCAGATTATAAGTTGGATTTGGAGCTAAGAGCAGAGCTTGAAGGCATTGAGCTGTAATCAAACATCGAAGCTAAGCACCTTAACGGGTGCTTTTTTTAGTACCCGAAAAAGGAGGTAATCCACTATTGAGGATAAGAAAGTCGGCAGGCAGACCCCCACCATATCGGTAGTGTTGCCATATGAGCAGACCAAAGGCGATGAGGCTATCACAATGTACAACAAATCGGGGCGCACCGCACAGGAATGGCAGGAGCTAATGCTTTATGACATCATGGCGGTGGACGATGAGGGATTGTGGAAACACATGAAGTTCGGCTGGTCGATACCAAGACGTAACGGCAAGTCAGAGCTGCTTATCATGCGTGCAATCTATGGCCTGCAAAATGGTGAACATGTGCTTTATACCGCCCACAGGACAACAACGTCACATTTGACGTGGGAGAAGATCATCGACCTTATCACAAAAATGGGTTTTCTTGAAAAAGAGGACTTCAAGACCACAAAGCAGATGGGCTTGGAGCGTATACAATGGCTCAAAGGCGACGGACTTATCAATTTCCGTACACGTTCCAGCAAAGGCGGACTTGGCGAGGGCTATGACCTGCTTATCATAGACGAAGCACAGGAATACACCACAGACCAAGAAACAGCCCTAAAATATACCGTCACAGACAGCCGAAATCCTCAAACATTGATGTGCGGAACACCTCCAACAATGGTGTCAGCCGGCACAGTTTTCACAAAATACCGGCAGAAGACGATATCGGGCAAAGGCAGCGATGACGGCTGGGCTGAATGGTCCGTGCCAAAACTCACGAACGCACATGACCCTGAACTGTGGTATGCCACTAACCCGTCTTTAGGCACTATCCTCACAGAGCGTAAGATACGTTCAGAGCTTGGCGACCCAAAAGATGATCAGGTTGACGATAACATTCAGCGTTTAGGTTTGTGGCTGACCTATAATCAGAAATCGGCTATCAGCAAAGGTGAGTGGCAGGCACTTTGTATCACTGGCAAACCCGATATCAGCAGAGAACTGTTTTTCGGTGTCAAGTATGCAAAGATCACGGATAATGTTTCCCTTGCTGTTGCCGCAAAGACAGCGGACGGCAAGATATTTGTCGAGGCTATCGACTGCCGCCCTGTAAGAGAGGGAAACGGCTGGATAATCGCATATCTGCGCAATCCACATATGCGTGAAACCGTCATTGACGGAGCGAACGGACAGTCTTTGCTTGCAGCAGATATGAAGAACGCAGGTATCAAGCGCAAACCTATCCTGCCGAAAGTCGCTGATGTGATCACTTCGTCAGCAGGTTTTGAGCGAGGAGTATTTGCACAGAATATTTGTCACGCAGATCAGCCGTCCCTTGAACAGGTCATTGCCAACTGTGAGCACAGAGCTATAAGCTCAGGCGGAGGTTTTGGCTATACCTCAATTCTTGATGGTGCTGACATATCGTTGCTTGAGGCAGTGGTGCTTGCTCACTGGGCGTGTGCAAATTCATCGGATAAAAAGAAAGTACAGAAAATAAGCTGGTAACAGTTTATTATATATCACCTACACCGCAGGGTAAAGCGGGGAAAGGAAACACTATGGCAGAATTTGAAGCTATAACAACACAGGAAGCCTTCGACAATGCGATAAAGGCAAGGCTCGACCGCAACACGGATACAGTCAAGAAACAGTTTGAGGGTTACATTTCCCCTGACGACTTCAAGACAAAGACAGCCGACCTCAACGGCAAGATCACCGATCTTACAGGCAAGCTTGCTGAAAAAGATACCGCTATCGCAGACCTCACGGCTAAGAACAAGGCATACGAGACCAGCTCGGTAAAAATGAGAATTGCCCACGAAAACGGTATCCCTTATGAGCTTGCAAACAAGCTTTCGGGAGACACAGAAGAAGCTATCAAGAAGGACGCTGAAACATTTGCAAAGTTTATCGGCAAGAAGCAGACAGCCCCTCTTGGTCACACAGAACACAATCACGTAGACGGCAAGAATGCGGCATATAAGTCGCTCCTTGCAAGTCTGAAAAATTAGTTTGAAAGGAAGTAATATTTATGGCAGACATTCTCTCAAAGGGTGCAAAGTTTGACCCTGTTCTTGTAAAAGAACTTTTCGACAAGGTTAAGGGCAAGTCCTCACTGGCTGCGCTTTGCGACCGAACACCTATCGCATTTAACGGACAGAAAGAGTACATTTTCACAATGGACGATGAATGCGATCTTGTAGCTGAAAATGGCAAAAAGACAAGGGGAAGCGTTGCGCTTGCACCTGTGACTATCGTTCCTGTTAAGCTTGAATACGGCTCACGAATTTCAGACGAATTTCTCTATGCTTCTGAGGAAGCTCAGATAGACATTCTGAGAAATTTCTCTGACGGCTTTGCAAAGAAAGTGGCAAGAGCCCTTGACATCATGGCTTTTCATGGCGTTAATCCAAGAGCCAAGACGGCTTCTACGATTATAGGTACAAACCACTTCGACAACGGCGTAACTGTGATAAAGCAGGACGGCACGTCACCAAAGACGCCTGACGCTCTTATCGAGGAGGCCATCGCTGTAGTGCAGGACAACGAATATGATATTTCAGGCCTTACAATGGCGCCGTCATTCAGAGCTGACCTTGCAAAAATGGTGGATACAAGCGGCAGAAAGATATATCCTGAACTTGCGTGGGGCAATGCACCGTCACAGATGAACGGCATTCAGACCGTGACAAACAATACAGTTTCATTCAACTCCAGCAAAGATCTTGCGATCGTTGGCGACTTTGCAACGGCGTTCAAGTGGGGCTATTCAAAGGAAATTCCGCTTAAAGTCATCGAGTATGGTGACCCTGACAACAGCGGACAGGATCTCCAGGGCTACAATCAGGTATACATCAGAGCCGAAGCATATATCGGTTGGGGCATTCTCGATAAGTCTGCATTCGCTGTCATTCAGTCAGCTGCTAAGTAAGGGGGCGGCATAAATGGCGGCAGAGTACGCAACTATCGAGGACGTTATAAGGCTTGGTCGAAAGCTCACGACTGAGGAGCAGGAAAAGGCGGCGGCTCTGCTGCCTGTGGCCTGCGCAAAGCTTTCAACTGCCTGCAAGAAGTATGGCAAAGATCTTGACATTATGATAGCTGATGAACCTGACGTAGAGCTTGTGGCAAAAGATATCATAGTTCGTGCCACGCTGAGAGCTGTTGACTCTATTGCGGACAGCTCTCCTGCGACTTCGCAGGCTTCACAATCGGCTATGGGCTACTCGGTGTCAATGACATATCTCAACGCAGGACAGCAACTGTATTTTCTCAGAAACGAGCTGAAAGAACTGGGCGTTATGCGACAGAGATACGGAGCTATGGAGGTATATGACGTATGAGACTAAGCATCAAAGGCATACCTGTTAAGCTTTCTGTAAGAACGCAGAAAGGCATTGACGATTTCAACAGACCCACATATGAGGTATCTCAGGAAGTTGTCGAAAACGTTCTTGTGGGCGAGCCATCCGCAGAGGACGTTGTAAACGAGCTTAACCTATCGGGCAAACGCATAGCTTACACTCTTGCAATACCAAAAGGAGATACACACGTTTGGGAAGACACAGAAGTCGAGTTCTTCGGCAGAAAATTCCGCACCATAGGTCTTCCGACAGAGGGCATTGAAGAAAATTTGCCGCTCAGTTGGAATAAGAAAGTAAAGGTGGAACGCTATGAGTAAAGTTAAGATAGAGCTTGACCACAACGCAGTTGCGGCGTTTCTCTGCTCTGCACCTGTTGAAAACATGGTCAAGGGCTATGCTGACAGAGCCGTTCAACGTCTTGGCACGGGGCATAAAGCGTATACTATCACATGGACAAGATACCCAAAAATGCGCCGTAAGGTTGCTATCGTCAAGGCTAAGACAAAGAAGGCTCAGCGTGCTAATCTTAGAGATAACACACTTTTAAAGGCGGTGCTTGGCAAGTGATAGAGAAGATAATTCTTGACTGGCTGGGGGCAAAGCTTGACGTTTCAGTCTATCTTGAAGAACCTAAAAACCCACCAAAAGAGTATGTGCTTATCGATAAACTAGGCTCGGCAGAGAATGATTTTATCACCTCTGCCACCATAGCCGTTCAGAGCTACTCAGCAAGCCTATACGGGGCGGCAGAACTTAACGCAAAAGTTAAAAAGGCTATGTCTGAAAGCGTGTCACAGGGCGATATATGTCGCTGTGCGTGCACGTCAGACTACAACTATACAGACACAGAAACAAAACGATACCGCTATCAGGCGGTATTCGATGTAACCTACTACGACGAGGAGTGATAATACTATGGCAAACAACAAAGATAACGTATCAACAGGCAAGCCAAAGGTAGGCGGAGCGGTTTTCACAGCGATCACGGGATCTACACTGCCGACAGATGCAACAACAGCACTTGACGCAGCGTTCAAAAGCCTGGGCTACTGTTCAGAGGACGGTGTAACAAACAGTTCTGGCATTTCTACTGAAAACATCAAAGCCTGGGGCGGTGATATCGTTGACACACCACAGACAGAAAAGACGGACACTTTCAAGGTCAAACTGATAGAGTGTACCAATACAGATGTGTTGAAAACTGTCTACAATGGCAGCAATGTTTCGGGCGACCTTGACACGGGTCTGACTATCAAGGTAAACAGTGCCGAACATGAAGATCAGGCGTTCGTATTCGATATGATACTGAAAAACAACGTACTGAAAAGAGTGGTCGTTCCGTTCGGCAAGGTGACGGAGATATCTGACATCACCTACAAAGACAATGAGCCTATCGGCTATGAGCTGACTATCACAGCCACACCTGATGAGAACGGCAACACACACTATGAATACATGAAGAAAGGGGAATAACCTATGCTGACAGGAAAGACAGAAAGCGGTTTTGAGTTTGAAATAGAGGAGAAGACCCTTGACGACTATGAGTTTATCGAAGCTGTCGGTAAGTGTGAACAGGGCGACCCCCTTGCATATGTCAAAGTAGTTGACGCCGCTTTGGGAAGCAAGAAAGAAAAAGCTTTTGCGAAGATAAGAGAAAAGTGCGGCTATGTATCGGCTAAAGAGATAACAAAGTTGATCGTGGAGATCTTCCAGACACCTAAGACAAAAAACTCCTAGTCCTTGCCGCTGTCATGGAGCGCTATCCTGATGAGCTTGACTGCGATATGGCGCAGTATTATCACATATACGATTTTAAGTCGCTGCCTGCACGAAAGGTGGCGACTTTTCTTTGTGGTCTTGACAGCAGTTCACGGGTCAAGCGCAAGCTCAACGGAGTTTGTGGTTCGTTCTCTGAGATATTGCTTGCGCTGATATTTGACCGCCTGCAATGGATATGCTGGTCGCAGACAAAGGACGGACAAAGAGGTGTGAACAGGCCGCAGTCCATAGCTGAAAAGCTTATAGGCAAAAGCGAGAGCGACAGCGAGATAGCAGCGTTCCGAAGCGGCGAGGATTATGAGGAAGCAAGAAGAAAAATCTTAGGAAAGGAGGGCTAACATGGCAGAAGAAAACGGCACACAGCTAGGCAAGGCATATGTGCAGATAGTTCCGTCTATGCAAGGGCTTGCGTCAGAACTGCGAAGAGCGTTCGGGGATAGTATGCCCGATGGTCACAAGTTTGGAAGTTCTCTTGGCGGCAAGGTCGTTTCAGGTTTTGGAAGCACTATCAAAAAGGGCTTTGCACTTGCCGCAAAAGCTGGTATAGCAACTATATCGGCAGCAAGCGCAGGCATAGGTGCTATAGTCAAAAGCTCTGCGAGCGCATATGCGGACTATGAGCAGAACATAGGTGGTGTCGAAACGCTATTCAAGGATAACGCCGATACTATCGTAAAGTACGCCAGTGAGGCATACAAGACCGCAGGAATATCGGCTAATGACTATATGCAGAACGTCACAAGCTTTTCTGCGTCACTTCTGCAAGGCTTGGGCGGTGATACTGCGCAGGCGGCTGAGATAGCCAATGAAGCAATGGTGGATATGTCGGATAATGCTAACAAATTTGGCACGGACATATCATCTATCCAGAACGCTTATCAGGGTTTTGCAAAGCAGAACTATACCATGCTCGATAACTTAAAATTGGGCTATGGTGGTACACAGGCGGAAATGGCAAGGCTAATCAACGATTCAGGCGTGCTTGGAGATTCGATAAAGGTCGATGAAAAGACCGTCAACAGCGTGTCATTTGACAAAATGATAGAGGCTATCCACAAGGTGCAGACCGACCTTGACATCACGGGTACAACTTCAAAGGAAGCGGCGACAACAGTTTCCGGCTCTCTCGGTTCTGTGAAAGCTGCATGGGCAAACCTTATGGCAGGCATGGGCGACAAAAACGCTGACCTGAAAAATCTTATAAAAGAAATGGTAGGCACTGTAAAGACCTTTGCAAAGAACATTCTGCCCGTTATAAAGCAGGCTCTTTCAGGGGTCACAACGCTCATAAGCGAGCTTGCTCCTGACATAGCGGCTGAGCTTCCACAGCTTGTGAGCGACCTGCTTCCACAACTTATAGAAGCAGGCACACAGATATTTCAGGCTCTCGTAAAAGGCATTTCTGATAATATCGGCATGATAACGCAGGCGGC